GTTGGAGAGCGCCACCGTCAATCTCGCGCAGGCCGAAAAGGCCCGTGACGACGCGCAATTCCGGGTGACGGTTCTGGAGGCCGTCACCCTCGATACTCAGGAAGCCATAGATGATCTCACCGACGATGTTCTTGCGCGTCAGAACCGCGACGCTTGCCGCCTTTCTGACGCTGACGCTGAGCGCCTGCGCAACATCCGCTGACGTGAGCGTGATCCGCCCGCAGCTGCCTGCTCCGCCCGACTGGGCGAAGACGGTGTCCGCGACGGAGCCGAAGACGGGCGAGGATGCGCTTGTCGTCGCGGCGCGCGAACGCGGCGGGCGCATCCGTGCGAACGCCGTCATCACCAATTTCCACGGCTGGTACGAGAGCGTGCGGGCCGGATATGCCGGAGACGCCAAATGAGCCTGCTTTTTCATCTGTTGGCAATGCTGTTGCTGTCCGTTACCGCGGCATCCTGCGCCCTTGTCAACCGCATCAGCGGCGGCGGCTTTGTTGCCGAGAACGGCAATGGAGCGTGGCTTGGGTCCGTCTATCTCGGACTGCCCGGAAAACCGCTTTATTATACCGCTCCCGCCATCGGCCTGATTGCGTGGATATTCAATCCGTGGCCGGTCGCGATTGCCATTGCTGCGGCTTTCTTCCTGTGGCGTTTGTTGCCATGGGGCCGCTGGATCGGCATGGGACACGTCGCCCCGACACGCTGGCCGTCCGAGTTCGAATTCATCATCGAATACATGTTCGGCCCATCGGCCCAGATGTGCATGTTCGTGCGGATGTTGTTCGCCGTACCCGGATTACTGCTGGTTTTTTATGTGGCGCACGGTTTCCATGCCCCGGACATCATCCGCGCCTTCATGTGGTCGTTCTGGCTGTGGCTCGCCTACATCGTCGGATGGGGGCTTGACCCGTCCGACGGCGTAGAGCCAGCCGAGTGCGTTGCCGGAGGCGTGTGGGCGCTGATCATCTTTGGAGCTTCAACGTAATGTCCCCGAAAAGCATAGATCGCGAACTTGGCGAGATCGTTGCCAAACTGGAAGGCCTGCAATCCGCTGTCGATACCGGCTTTGCACGAGCCGACGCCCGGTTCGACAAGCTGGAGATCGCCAACGCCCAGATCGACAGCCGTGTCCGCCACGTCGAACAGCGGTCGGCAATTTTTGGCTCGGTCGCAGGCGGTATCGTCGGCGTTACGGTGTCGATCATCACCGCCAAGATCAGGCAGATCGGCGGTGTTTGATGGCGGCAAATGACGATGCCAGACGGGAAGCGCGAACGCGCTACGTGATCGACCGGCAATCGCTGCCGGTCATTGCGCTTGCGCTTGGCGTATCATCCTCGACCGCCTCCCGCTGGAAGCGGGACGCCAAACGCAACGGCGACGACTGGGATGTGGCGCGCGCCGCCTCGACCGTGCAGGGCGAAGGGCTGGACAGCTTGATCGCCCGTCTGGTTGAGGATTATGTGATCCAGCATCAGGCGACCATCGACGATCTTAAAAGCCGCACCGACATGCAGCCGCTGGAGCGGGCGCAGGTTCTGGCGTCGCTCGCCGACAGCATGTCGAAAACCACCGCAAGCGCCGGTCGCCTGTCGCCAAAAATCAACAAGCTTGGCGTTGCCATGGATGTCCTGCGGCTTCTCGGCGAGTTTCTTCCCGAGCAGTTTCCTCAGCATACTGAAGCCCTGCTTGAGGTTCTGGAACCGTTTGGCGGGCGGCTGGCAGAGGTTTATAAATGAAACCGGTCGCCACCCTGTCGCCGCGCCAGTTCATGGGCGCGGTCGAGGAATTCGCGGTTGCCTTGCGCCGCCGCATCGAATTGTCCTGCGAGGCGTTTCCGTCCGATCCGCGCGCCACCCGCAATCGTCGGGAAAAATCCCTTGCGCCGGACGGTTTCCGGTTTTTTGCGCAAACCTACTTTCCGCATTACCTGCAAAAGGCACCGTCGCTTTTGCATGAGCATCTGTTTTCCCGTCTGCCGGAAATCGCCTTCGATCCGACCGGCGCACGCGAAGTGACGATTGCACCGCGCGGCTCGGCCAAATCGACGCTTGTGTCGATGATCTACATCGTCTGGCGGGCGCTGATCGGAAAAAGCCGCTACAGCCTGATCATCATGGATGCCTTTGCGCAGGCCGTGTTGCAGATCGAGGCTATCAAGGCGGAGCTGGAAAGCAATCCGCGCCTGATGAACGATTTTCCCGAGATCACCGGCAAGGGCCGGATATGGAAAGAAGGCGAGATCGTCACGAAGAACAACGTCCGCATCCAGGGTGTCGGCGCTGGCATGAAGCTGCGCGGTCGCCGCCATGGCCCGTATCGCCCGGACCTTGCCGTCCTCGACGATATTGAAAACGACGACAATGTGCGCTCCCCTGAGCAGCGCGACAAGCTGGAAAGCTGGGTGCTCAAGACGGTCCTCAATCTCGGTTCGGCGGACGGATCGATTGACCTCATCCATATCGGGACCGTTCTGCACCATGACGCCGTGATCCTGCGCAACGCCAAGCGCCCCGGCTGGCGGCTCGCCCGGTTCCGGGCATTGATGCATGAGCCGGATCGTACCGATCTGTGGGAGGCATTCGAAGATCGGTACCGCAATACTGACGATGGCGGCGCTGCGGCCAAAGCCTTTTATACAAAGAACAGGGCGGAGATGGACGCGGGCGCGGTTTTGAACTGGCCTGCCATGCAGTCGCTGCTGCAACTGATGATCGAGCGGATTGAAAGTCCGTCGGCGTTTGCGTCCGAACAGCAGGGCGAGCCGATCAGCGAGAACAGTCCCTTCCAGAAACTCGTCTGGTGGGTGCAGAAGCGCCCGGACTGGCTGTTTTTCGGTGCGGTCGATCCGTCATTGGGTCGCAAGGGCCACGGGCGCGATCCGTCCGCCATCCTGATCGGCGGCATTGACCGCTCGGGACGCGCGCCGATTCTCGACGTTGTCGAGGCATCGATCCGCAAGCGGCTTCCCGATGTGATCATTGCCGACTGCATTGCGATGCAGAAACAATACAATTGCAGCCTGTGGTTTATCGAGGCGGTGCAATTTCAGGAGTTTTTCCGCACCGAAGTCATGACGCGGGCCCTTGCCGAGGGCGTGGCGCTGCCATCCGTGCCGGTCATCCCGCATGCCGACAAGGCGCTGCGCATCGAGCGTCTGCAACCGCCGGTTGCCGCCGGTCTGATCCGGTTTCACAGCAGCCAGACGACCCTGATCCAACAATTGCAGCAATATCCGAACGCCGATCATGACGACGGTCCCGATTGCCTTGAAATGCTGTGGACCGGGTCGATGTCCCACGGCGGAGCCGGTCTGCCCATGGGTGGCTTGCCGCTCGGCGTCGGCGACGTTCGCAACATCATGAAAGGATACCGATTATGAGCGGAAAGGCGGATAGGAGCGCGCCCAAAATGCCGAAGCTGTCGCCGGAGAATTTCCGGATGCTGGCGACGCCGCTCAATGATGCTGCTATCCCGAATTACAGCAATGTTTTGCGCCCGCAGGACGCAACCTTGCTCGACAAGGGCAGATCGAAAGGCATTGCGCTTTACGACCAGGTCAAGCGCGACGGCCATGCGGTCGCGGTGCTCGGGAAGCGGGCGCGAAAGGTTTTGTCGCGCGAGTGGATCATGATGCCCGCAAGCGACGATCCGGACGATGTCGCCGCTGCCGAATTCGTGGAAAGGCTGATCCGGCGGTTGCCGTTCGATGCGATCTGTGAAGATTTGCTGGAGGCCAATCTGTATGGTTTTGCCGCATCGGAAATCGTCTGGGCCAACAAGGACGGCCTTCTTGTACCGGAGGCGGTTGAGGCGCGGCATCAGCGCCGCATCGCGTTCGACACCGACTGGAAGCCGCGCCTTCTGACGCGTCAGAACAGTTTTGAGGGCGAGCCGCAACCGGAATTCAAATGGATCATTCACCGGGTCGGCGCGAAAGGTACCGATCCTTACGGCTCCGGCCTCGGCCGGGTGCTGTTCTGGCACACCCTGTTCAAACGCGAGGGCGTCCATTACTGGGCGCGTTTTCTGGAAAAATATGCTTCTCCGACGCCGTTCGCCAGATATCCCTATGGGACACCGCCAAGCGAACAGGAGCAGCTGAAGCAACATCTTGCCGACATGGTGCAGCGCAGCGTGCTGGTCGCGCCCATCGGCACCGAAGTATCCTTTCTGGAAGCAGCGCGAACCGGCGCGGCGACATATGAGGAATGGTGCCGGTTCTGGGACGAACAGACATCCGTTGCGGTCCTCGGCGAGACGCTATCCACCAACATCAAGGGACAGGGCTCGCGGGCTGCGGCAACGACGCATAACGATATCTCCGACATGATCGCCGACGCCGACGCCGATCTTTTGTCGGCGACGCTCAATGAGACGCTGATCCGCTGGATCATGGAACTGAACCTTGTCAAGGCCGGTCTCCCGACGTTGTGGCGTCCGCGCCCGAAGAACGAGGAGGCGCTTGAGGATCAAAAACTCAAGAAAGCATCACGCACCAAGGCCGAGCTCGACAACCTGTTCGATCTTGCGTCGCGCGGCTACAGGCCGGGTGTCGGGCTGGAGCAGGCACTGTCGGATGTCCTGGGAACCGAGATCGTTGCCGACCCGACGCTCAACATCGCTCCGTCCGTCAGAAGTACGGCGCTGTCGTCAACCGCTCTGACACCGTCACCGTCGTTTGCCGCCGCACACGATCACGGTATCGGTGCACTCGCCGCGCAGGTTGAGGATATCGCGCAACCGGCCATAGACGGCTGGTTGGAGCGTATCCGGCAGGAGATCGACCGGGCCGTCGCCGCAGGCGAGGATATGGCGTCGTTTAGCGACCGGCTGCTGGAACTCTATCCCGATCTTACCGTTGACTCTCTTGGTCAGACCATCGGCGAGGCGCTAACCGTCACCGAACTGACCGGTTATTCTGACGTAACCGAGGAAGCATCATGACGGTCGCAAAAAGGTCGCAGGCGCTGGACGAGGCCGTTATCGCCAGGCTTCGGTACTGGTCGCTGATCAGCGCCCAGTACCTTTATCTGGAGTTTCGGGCTGAAGGCTTTTCGCATAGCAGTGCCGATATCGAACGAACCCTGAAACGATTGCAGCGGCGAGGAATTGCCGAAACCCTGTGCATCGATCTGCTGAACCGTGTCTGGAGATTGCGCGATGAGCGTTGCAGTTGCCCTCCTGCCGGGGAATAGCGCCATCTTTTCAGACGGTTTTACGCTGCCCTTCCGGGAGGCTATCGACTACCTGCGCCAGAAGGTCAATCTTCCCACAAGCCATTACCGCGATCTTGAAGGTCGCGCCCATGATCGCGGCTTCGTCGTCGCCGGAGCGACGCGCGAGGCGCTGATCGAGGATTTGCGCGCCGCCGTCGATGACGCGGTTGCCAAGGGCATCACGCTACGGGAATTCCGCGAGCGGTTTGAGGCGATTGTGGCAAAACACGGCTGGACCGGCTGGATCGGCGAAGATAGCCCGCAAGGCCGGGCATGGCGGGCACGCGTCATCTACGACACCAACCTGCGCACGGCCTATGCCGCCGGACGCTGGAAGCAGATGACCGATCCGGACATGGTCAAGGTCCGCCCCTACTGGATGTACAAGCACGGCGAAACCCGCACGCCGAGAGTGCCGCGCCTGCAACATGTCAACTGGGACGATCTTGTCCTGCGCTGGGACGATCCGTGGTGGAAAACCCATTACCCGCCGAACGGCTTCAGCTGTTCATGCGGCGTGCGTCCGGTATCGCGGCGCGAGCTGGAGAAGATGGGCAAGAGCGGCCCCGACGATGCTCCGGCGATCACTTACATCAATGTGAAGGATTCCCGCACCGGCGAGTGGATGAAGGTACCGGAGAACATCGAGCTCGGCTGGGACCATGCGCCGGGTCGCGACTGGGCGGCTGGACTTGTTCCTCACGAATTGCAGAAGCCGCTGGAGCCGAGCGGATTTGTTGGGCCGAAAAGGCCGGTCGATCTGCCTGCGCTGTCTGATTTTGCGACGCCGGTCAAGGCCGGATTGCTGCCGGAGGGTAAGGAAACCTCTTTCTACATCGGCGAGTTTCTGAAAGCCTTCAAGGCGGAGATCGGAGAGACAAAAGCGTTTCGCGATGTCGCCGGTCATGTCTTGCCGATATCCGATTCTCTTTTCCGCAATGCCAGCGGCGGGTACAAGGTCAACAAGTTCATTCGTGCAGCGTCATTTTCCCGGCTGGCGGAAGCCATCACCGACCCCGACGAAATCTGGGCGGACTGGTCTTATGACGTTGGCCGGAAAACCGTCAGGCTTGTCAGACGGTATCTGCGCTACGATGCCAAAGGTGGCGGGCTGGCAATATTTGAATGGCTGCGCGATGGCTGGTCCGGCGTGACGGCATTCCCGCCCAAGCCGGGCAAGCCCGGAGCGCAAGAGAATTACCTGACCCGGCATCGCACCGGTGCCTTGCTGTATCGTCGCGACGGAAAGTGAAAGATGGCATCAGGAGCGGTTCCAGCGACACCTTGCTCCCGCGCCCTTTCCCTTCGATCCCTGCTGGGGGGTGGTCAGGGCGACTGATGCCGTCTGGTCATTATAGAGTACCGGGAGGGGAATGAAAAGATGATCCGGATCACGCTGGGAGAGGCGACCTTAAACAAGGCCGAGGAACTGCTCGGCCAGCTTGCCGACAAGGCATCGAACGTTTCCGGCGGACTGAAGAATGTCGGCGAGGCATTGAACCGGACGCACCGCGCCCGCTTCGAGAGCGGCACTGCCCCGGATGGTTCGGCCTGGACGCCGCTGTCGGAGCGAACCATGGCGCAAAAGAAAGGCCCCGGCATCCTTCGCGAGGGCGGCTATCTTCTCGCCTCCATGAATTATATCGTTTCCGGCAACGTGCTCGAGCACGGGTTCAACACACCTTACGCGGCGGCGCAGCAATTCGGATCGACACACAAGATCACGCCGCGCAGGCCGGGTGGGGTTCTGGCGATCCCGAACCCGGCGCGCGGCAACAGCCCGATCTTCGCCAGATCGGCCACCGTCACCATACCGCCGCGCCCGTTCTCCGGCTTCGGGCCGATGGAAGAGGAAGCGGCGCGGGAGGCCGTAGCGGAATGGCTTGATGTGGAGAATTTGTAAAACCGCCAGAAACGCCCGCTGGGCGGCTTCCTCCTGTCGTCGGCTATGGCGATGCCAAAAAACCGCGCATGGGGTGTCAGAATAGAGTCAGAATCGGTTTTGGGGCTATTGGCTTCCGTCATGTCCGCGCATTGCGAAAGAGATTGCCGGAGCCGGGCGAAGCAGGTAGTCATGAGGACGGTCTCTCCGGCCTGAAAAATAGCGGGACATTGTCCCGTGCCCTGGAGTTTTCAGACAAGGTACAACCGGTTCATTGCCAATGACGAGCATGAGCCGAACCGTTGACCAGGACCGACACCCGCACCATTGAAGTTTTCCGCACCGGCACGTTCAAACCGATGAACGACGCGCCGATATCGTTTTCGGCGGACGACCTTCGCGCCATTGCGTCCAGTTACGATGCGGCGGGCGCGCCCACCCCTGCGGTGGTCGGTCATCCGCGTGTTGCCGATCCGGCCTATGGCTGGGCCAAATCTTTCCGCTATGACGAGGGAAGCGGTCGGCTGATGGCCGATATCGGCGAACTGGAACCGCAATTTGCCGACGCCGTGGCACAGGG